CACATCGCCGTCGATTTGGTTCAGCAGCCATAAGTTTGACCGGCTGGAAGAATTGCTGGCCGAGAACCAGCGGGCCAACACGATTGTCGTGTACCAGTACAAGGAAGAACTGGCCGAACTCAAGCGCCGGTTTCCACACGCGCAGACGCTGGATGATGCCGGCGTTATTGAACGATGGAACGCCGGCCAGGTCGAGTTGCTGCTGGTGCATCCAAAGTCAGCGGGGCACGGCCTGAACCTACAGCACGGCGGACACCACATCGTGTTCTTGTCGTTGCCGTGGTCGCTAGAACTCTACGAGCAGACCATCGGGCGGCTGCACCGCAGCGGCCAGAAGATGCCGGTCTGGTGCTATGTCTTGCTGACGCACAAGACAGTTGACGAGAAGATTTGGGGCGCGCTACATGACAAGCGCACATTGTCGGACATTGCATTGGAGGCTTTGAAATGAGACGGATTGATTTATGGAAGGCGCAGCTAAAGGCCGCGCTGGCTGAGATGAAGATACGGCAGAGGGAGGCAAACGCGGCAACGCGCACTGTCGCCAGGTTGGACAAAATAATTATTAAGCTAGAAAGGAAGATTTATGACTACATGGCGAAGTCTTAACGCAGAACTGCGGACACTGACCGAGGCGCAAGTGCTGGACATGCTGATGGAGGAGCGCAAGAACCAGCGCCGCGTGTCGGTCTTGGAGCGGCTGCACCAACGCTACAACACGCTGCGCGTCAGCCGTGAGCGGATTGAACTACTACAGGAAGCCAAACATGTTTAGGTACATCTGGACAGAGTTGCGAACGATGCTGAAAACTGTGACGCCAGCGCAGGCCGTGGCGCATGAGTTGATCCACGCCGAGCATGCGCTGCTGCAAGCCGAGACGGGGGTCGAGTACGCCCAGGCGCTGGTGACCTACAACAAGAACCGCATCAAGCGCCTCAAGGCGTACTTGGGCAAAACTGAGGAGACGACATGACTACAGAAACAGGCGGGCCAGCGTTTCCGTGCCACCCCGGCATTGAAAACCCAATCTATGACGGCATGACCCTACGCGACTATGCGGCGATCAAGGCGATGCAGGGTGATCTTGTTTCTGGAGTGCATCCAGACAATTTTGATGCAACAGCAAAACGCGCTTACAAAATGGCCGACGCCATGCTGGAAGCGAGGCGAGCATGAACGAAGAAGTTCGTAAAGTCAAGCCGTATCCGGCAGTACCCGCCGACATAGACCCAGTGCCGGATACATGGCACACGATTGGCGCGTGGATGCTTGGTGGAATCATGACGGTGCTGGCAGTGATCTGCTTGGGACTGTTCTTCACTGGTCTTTACATTTGGAGTTTACTGATATGAAAAAGAGCCTACACCTGATAACTGAGTTCTTGCCGCGCAAGTGGCCCTGCTTTGCCGTGGGGTTTATAGCCAGTGGCAATGAGTTTATTTTGCACCTTTGGCTAGTGTGCTTCCGTGTTCGGTGGGGGTATTGATATGAAAAAAAGCTACATCACAGGAAAAAACCACGACTTCTACAGCAGGGGCAAGGCGATGTTTGACCAGATACAGCCCATTACCCAAGGCATTCCTCAGATTCCTCAAGAGCATTCCTCAAAGCGTACATGGGTAGGGCTGACAGAGTGGGAGCGTGAGGCTATTGCGATTGAGTGCGGGGCCATGTCTGCTGACTGGCTGGTGTTTATGGAGGCTGTGGAACGGGCTTTGAAGGAGAAGAACACATGACTGATGTATTTAAACTGATTGAGGCTAACGGTCTGACCCTGCATGGTGACATTGAACACTTTGCCGAGCTTGTCCGTGCTGATGAGCGTGAGGCGATTCTGGATTTGGTGGACAGCTACGCAAAGAACAACACGGACTTGGCAGATGCCATCCGAGCAAGGGGGAACACATGACCAAAGACGAAGCACTGGCAGGGGAGCCTGTGACATGGGGGGTTGACTGGAGCAATGTCGGGGATATTCCCTGCGTCAGCATAATCAAGCGGTTACCTGATGGTGACATTGAAGTGCTTGCTGTTGAGTACGGCCCACCACAGCGCCCGTGGGTAGGGCTGACAAATAACGAACTGCAACCGATTGCTGACGAGTACCGTATTCTTTTTGGCAGTTGGGTTGAAGACTTTGCCCGAGCCATTGAAGCCAAACTTAAGGAGAAGAACGTTTGAAGTGCCCCGTCTGCAACGTCTGGACAGCTGTCAACGAGACTAGAAACAAAGAAGGCTATACACTACGCCGCCGAGAGTGTGGCAACGGCCATAAATTCATAACGGAAGAACATGTCAAACTTCAAAACTTGGACGCAAGAAAACCTAGCAGCGTTCGCGCAAGCGGCAAGCGACAAGATGATCCAGCAAGATGACCGGATTCAGCAGCTTCAATGCGACCTCAAGGACGCCATTGCAGCGTACCGTGCGCTTATGAAAAAGGGCGAGTCCCCGCCCGATCAATGATCAGCGCCTGACGGCGCGGTGAGGGGCTGATGCTGACATGCGTCCAGGCGTCAAACTCACGGATCACTTGGTCAAAGGGTAAGTCGGACGCTATCAAAGCGCGCACAACTTGATCTGGCGTCATGCCTGGCACTCGGATGTCAGCCGCGTATCCCAAGCGGTGCTGGCTGGTGTCCTTGCTGCCTACGCTGTCGTTGACTTGCTTGGATCGGAATGCTGAGTTGATCATAATCGGCTTGCCGTCCAGCAGCGTCTTGACCTCCTCCAAGAACTCAGCCAGCTTTTGCAAGTTGGCGAGTTCTGTCTCGTTGGGCGTGTTGTCAAACTGGCGGTGGCTTGTAGCGGTCAGTTCCGCAAGGGAAAAGTGTGGTGTCATTTTTTAGCCTTCATGTCCATAATTTTCTCAAGCGTGCGGCCACCAAAGTAGAAAGACATCACAAGCATGCCCCACTGGCCCAGCAAAGTGACGTAGGTTTCGTTAACGTCTAGTTTAAATGCGCTCATCATGGCGAACACGAAGTAGCCAATAAAAATGGCAATCAGCGTCATGGGTCGGATGTTCTTGGATAGCGCAGAGTCAGACGACATGTCCGACTTCAGCCGGTCAGTCAGATTGTTCTGCTCCGTCTTGTACAAGTCCGTGTCGTTTGCCATCTTGGCTAACTCGCCGTCTTGCGCCAGCTTGGTTAGTTCCAGTTGCGCCCGAGCCTTGGCCTCTGGGTCTGGGATCAGTTTGTCAATCAGCTTACCGCCGACTTGTAAGAGCGCGTCAAGTCCAATCATTGTTTACTCCTTGAAAGCATGGTTGCTGCGATTTGTAACATGGCGCGGGTGCTGTCCATGTCCTCTGGCTGGGTGGCCCAGCCGACTGTGATCTGGCCGACAAAGCGCCCAGGCTCCGGCGGCACTGAAATGCGGCAAGTGTAGGCCACGCCCTTGGCGATGTACCACAGGCCCATCTCTGACTGCGCCGATTTGTAGTCGCTGCATGGGATTTCGTTTGCCATCAGCTTGACCACATCAGCGTTGTTGGCGGCGTTCTGGGTAAACAAGCCGACATCCAGCCCGTCATTCGTCTTGTCTCTGCCGTTCTTGCCGTAGGCGCGGTACAAGACTCGCGTGCCAAACATGCTGTTGACCTTGAAGACCGCCACCACCAGCGCACCAGACTGCTTGAACAGGTGGGCGGCGGCGTCTTCTACGCGGTCTTCGGCGATGGACGGAATCTTCTTGGACTCCTTGTATGCGCCGATCAGCAACTCTTGGTTCGTGTATACAAAATAGCCGGCGAAGGTCAGCACGGCCATCAGCACCATTGCGAACAAACGGAACGGGCTGCTGACGTATGCCAGCACCTTGTCAACTAGGCTCAGTTGCTCTGCGCTCATCTTTGCTGCTCAAGGATGCCAAGGCTGAAATAAAGGATAGCGCCCAACAGGCTGAAGAAAACAAGCGCCAACAGCGTAAGTTCAATCGCCTCGTCCATTTCTGCTTTGCGTTTGTTTGCAGCCTCACGCTCACGCCGAGCGTCATGGGCAGACTCAACATCCATCGCCGCTGCTCTGGACTTAATTTTGTTCCAGACGTCTATCTTTCCCGCCTGCATAAACAGTAGCTGTAACTCATCTTCAAAGCGCTTGGCCTGATCCAAGGCCATCTCAATCTGGATGGCCGTGCCCATTGACGACTTGGATTTCTTGGCCTGAACAGCGGCCTTGGTGGCGGTGGACTTTGCGTCAAAGTACTTGCCCAGCACAGGGCCAAGGCTGGACACATCGTCAACGGTCTTGCTGACCTTCTTGATCAGCGCGACTGCTGCCTGTATGCCTGCCAACGCGCTCAGTGGATCAATCATTTCTTCTCACGCCACTTTAGACACCAGACCAGCAGCCGGTCAGGCGTCCACGTCCACTTGATGCACTCAAAGACAGGCGATTGCGCCGCTGGCGGTGGTGGCGGCAGCGCTTCCATGACTACATCAGGATTTTCTTCAGCATCTCAGCGGCAAAGCCTGGGCCTAGCAGCGTCACTGCAATCAGCGCGTACAGGATGTACTCAATGCGGCTCATGCGCTTGCTGCCTTGCTCAAACGACTTCTGGATCGCCTCGTAGCGCAGCGCACAGATTTCCTCGTGCGTAGCTAGCTTGGCGTCTGTGGCGTCTATCTGGTTCACTCTGCGGCCTCTGGCGTGTTGCCCTCTGCCAGCCACTTCAAGTACTCTTGGTAGTCTGTGTTGTCCACAGAAAATGGAATGCAAGCGCCATCAGACAGGCGCTTAACGCAGTTTACAGCTTGGCCCATTGAGTCAGGTAATTGTTGGTACATGATTAAAGCTCCGCAGAAGAAAGAATAAATGCAGTTCCTGCGCCCCAACGCAATAAAGCACCTTTGCCAGTAGTTGTGCCACTAGCACCCATGTTTACAGTTGTTTGATTAGTGGTGATATTTGTAGTTCCTGTGCTGGTTACCGTATACCCCGCAACACCATCTGCGATAACAAAATTTCCAGCAGTTGCAAAAGTAACAGTAGGCGCGGAACGCATAGTTACCGGATACGAAACATAGACTTGAGCACCAGAAGAAGTACAAACCCCAACACCAAAATCACCCGCTGCTGTTAAAGAAGCGTTGTAGCAATACCGCTGACAAAGCGCCAACTCCGTGCCATAAGGCCGATAGTCAAAGCTGGTGGCTGTGCTGCCTTTTTCTAGCTGTACAAGGCTCAATGTGCCGGTGTTGAACTCGATGTTCAGGTTCGTGCCTCCAACAGCAGCGCCCGTCACACCCGAGGCAGCGAATGAGCCAGCACCAATTTTGCCTTGTGCTGTGCCTGAGAACGACAGTGTGTAAGTGCCAGACTGAAGGTTTAAACCCTCAACCACTTGAATCAGCGAACCAGCAGAGATAGTCAGGGTTGTGACATTCTCAACAGTTGCAAAGGTGTAGGTGCAGCCAGACGCGCCTCCCTTCCAGCGGTCATGCCCGTATGCGCCAGCAGCAAGCGTTACCGTGCCAGAAACACCGCGCTGGTTTACATTAAAGTTGCCATTGATGATGACATTCTTTGTGCCAATCGCTTGGCCGTTGATTGTGGAAATTACAAGATCACCAGCCATTACATAGCCTCCAATTGTTCAGGTGTTGGTCGTGCCAGCGTTGGGTGATCCCATGCAGCAATGTAGTCGCCCTTGCCGTCAGAGTCGTTCTGCAAGCGGATGGTGGTCAGGAAGTCCTGCTGAGTCAGCGCGGGGTACAGCGCCATGATCTTGTCGTAGAGTGTCATCATGCTGCCCTCACCATTGATGCTTGAAAGTATGTTTCATAAGCGGTTGGAACAAGTGCTTGACCTGTTACTAAAAATCCATAAACTTCAATATAGTCAGTAGAGCCGTTACAGTAAACAAGTGCCGACACAATAAACTGACCGCCATCACTTTGAACAGTGTTTCCTCGCTTGTATTCAGCACCGTTTTTATACAACATGGTTCTTCCTGTTGTGTAAGAAGCGCCTACCGCGACAGAAGCATTTACCTGATAGTAGCCAGCAACAGTGGGGGTAAAAGTTGATGACGCAAAGTTGCTATTTGTATCAAATTCTTCTGTGGTAAACGTTATTTTTGTTGCGGTAGAACTTGACAATGTTTGTGCGGAGCTTTGATACGCACTAAACGCAGGGCCGTTGCCAGCTACATTGGTAGCCAGCATTGCCTGAGACACTACTGCGGTGCTGCCAGTGGTAACCGCTGTGCCAGTTTCATCTGGCAAAGTGATGGTGCGGTTTGTGTTTGTGACGGGTGCTAAAAGGGTGACAGTGCCCGTGCCGGTAGCGCCACCTTGTACGGCTAATAAACTCATGCTGCCTCCAGTGCGGTGATGCGGGTTGTCAGGGCTGTGATGAGGGCTTGCTGTTCTTGAATGATGGCTTGCAGTTCATTTACACAGGCAGCAAAGTGACCGTCCAATGGGCCAGTGCCAATGCTTTGGTAGATTGGATTGCCGTCTGCGTCAACAGCGTCTTTCTCGCCAGTGACTGCGCTAGGAAATGGGCCTTGCAATTGGTCAGCAATAAAGCCTTCACCATCAGAGCCATCAACTTTCCACTTGTACTTGACAGGGTTGAGCAGCGCGTTTCGGGATAACGCTCCCGTCATTGGCTGAATGTTTTCTTTCAGGCGATAGTCAGACGCAGAATTGTAAGTAGTGCCAGTGCCGTTTGTGGCAATGTCGCCTACACGACTGCTGTTGTAATAAATCTCTTGAATAATCCCTGTTGAAGTTGTGCGGCCTACGCGTAGCGACCAATCACCACTTTTGGCAACCTGTATGTTGTCGCCGCGCAAACGAATGCCAACAGCAGTAATGTCTGTGCTTGTAGTACCCACAAGAACATCACGATCAGAGGTGATGCGCATGGCTTCTGCGTTGTTGGTTTGAAATATTAAAGCGCCAGCTTCATAGTTATTTAAAAGAGAATTAGAACCGCTTACTTCAAGCAAAAAACCATCCGTTGTGCCAGTTCCGGTAGTGCTGTTTTGAATTCTTATTGCTGGACTTGTAGCGCCATAAATCTCTAGCGGCTTAGTCATGGATGTTTTACCAATGCCCAAATTACCCGCGCTGTCAAACCTTGCGACTTCCGCACCGCCTTCAGCAAAAGCAATGGTGTCAGCAGCGGGGAAGAAGATGCCTGTGTTGGTGTCAGTGCCTGTTAGCGCAGGGGCGGCTGCTGTGCCGTCAACATCGCTAATGCCGGTTGTGCCGTTTAGAATTAAACTCATAATTGTTTCCTTAGAGAACAACCCAACGGCTGTTGGTTGGGACTGTGACTACAACGCCGCTGTCTATGCTTATTGGGCCTGTAGACATGGCGTTTTTGTTTGTCGTGATTGTATAGCTTGTAGTGACGGTCTGGCCGTTTTCCACGAACACCTCGTCTGGCCCGCCGCCAGTGGCCCCGCCGCCGAGAGCGCCCCAGGCGCTGGCGCCGTAGCCTTCAAACTTCGTCAGCGATGAGTTGTAGCGCACCATGCCGGTGACCGGCGTAGGGCGCTCGGCAGTCGTGCCCACGTTCAGTTTAGAGGCCGTAGCGGCTGTCAGCGAGATGGTGGTGAAGTAGCCCAGGTTGGGCGTGTCAGAGCCAATGATCGGAGGCGCGGCGAACGAGGCGGTGGTCAGCGTCACGCCGATGTTGTCGGTCGTGAAGATGGGTACGTCCAAGGCGTCAAACACGGCGTACTTGTAGCTGGCGGTGCTGAGCAGCCAAATGTTCGCCATGCCCCGCGAGTCTAGGATGATCGGGTTGGTGTTGGTTGTAACGCCCGCAGCGTCCACGTAGGTGGTGATAGGCGTTGTAGTGCCCGCAGCGTAGGTGTACACCTTCCCGCCCACCAACGGCTGGCCGTTGGCATCGAAGAATTGTTGCTTGGGATTGGGGGAGAGCAAGGCCATGTTTATTTTCCGATCAAAGCGTTCTTAATCTCTACATCTGAAGGCCGCATGGCGTTTTTGTTGCGTTGCGCCGCTTGCGTTTTTGGGCCTTGGCTACCCGATGATACAGGTCGCGCTGCGCCAAGCTGCTCTTGAAGCGCCTCAGCGGCATCCAGCATCTGTTCGCGCTTAATGGCCGCGTCACGAATAGTTTGGGCATTGGTAGCGCGCTTGGACATCTCATCAAACGCGGCTGCTTTTTCGCGCGCCTTAACAATGGCGCTTTCAACCCAAGCGCGATCCATCATCTTGGCTGCAACCGCTTTGTCGTTCAGCGCTTTCATGCCAGGCACAATATCGGCCAAATCAACTTTGGTTTTTTCCCACGCGATTTTTTGTTCCGCGCTCATCAGCGCTGGCGACCGGCCAGACGCAAGTATGTCGGCAGCACCGGACAAGTTCTTGCCCGTGCTTTCGATGACTTGGATGTTAGGCGTAGCGCCGCGCAGTGTCTGATCGGCGGGCACTAGCTTGCCCGATTCGTCAAACACCAACGGTGTGCCGCCGGTTGCGGGTTTGCGCGCCGCCGCTTCGGCCTCGGCGGCAGCAGCTTGCGCTTGCAAGTCCCGCGCTTCATACATTGCTCTGAGCCGCGCATCTTCTGCACGCAATGCGGCTGTCTGACCGCCACCGACAGGCTCACGGCCCATACCAAGTTGTGGCGTGCCCGTTTCAGGCCCGACAAAGGTAGTGCGCGGCGGGTACTGGTTGGGCTGCATTACAAAATTAGGCGGCGTAAAGGCGGCTTGCGAATAGTCGTAAGGCGCCAGCGCGTTGATTGGCGCGTTTGGTTCGACCGGACGCAAACCACTTGGGATTGGCCGGTAGTCTTGCGGCATGGCCCGCGCACGTTGGTATTCTGGCGTTGCCATACGGCGCGCCATTAAAGCAGATGTAATGTTGCCTACGCCTGCGCCTACGCCCGCGCCGATAATTGCGCCGGTATACCCGAGTGGTGAACCTATGACCGCGCCAAGAGTGCCTGGCACCCCAGACCGCGTAAGTTTTTCTCTAAACGAAGGTTCGCGCACCACGCCGCCTTGCATATTCTCAGGAAAATTAGCCGCAACATTGGCAAGTTGAGCCAGCTTGCCAGACAAAGGTTTGCCCTCCGCAGCCAGCGCCGCTAGGGCTTGAGGGTCAACCACACCCGTAGCCAAGTTGGTAGCGCGCTCGTAGTCATACGTGCGGGCCAAGGCTGTGCGGGCGTTGCGGAAGTCGGTCACCAATTTTGGATCAGTGATGCTGTTTTCTATGGCATTTTCTAATGCGCGCGCCACGCCCATGTTAATGTCAGCGCGTGCAATGGCTTCCGGCGATGGCGGGTTAAGGCCAGCAGACTGCTGGTTGTAAATAGCTTGCGCGTCTCGGCGCAACTGTCGAATGCTTTGCACAGCCGTTGCACCATCAGTGCCAGCTTGCAGTTGACCTTTAACCGTATCCAAAAAGTTATTGACAGACGCGGCTTGCCCTGTATCGCCAATCATTGGCGCAACACGCAACCTGTCAATGTCAGCCAACACGGTTTCATCGCCGGCCACTTTAGGAACCGCACGCACCTTGTCATACGCGCCGCTAATTTCAGGTGTGTTTCGCGCAGTCTCAAAAGCCTTGGCGTCAAGTTTGATTGTTTCTGGCAGACCCATGTCTTCGCGGGCAATTTTTGATACTTGCGGCAAGTTAAGTTTCGATAAGTTACCCTGCAAGCCCGCCGCGCCTACCGCGCCAGTTTTAAGCCGCGTTACAGCACTTGGGTTAGACAGCGAAGGGTCAAGCGCAAGCCCTAAATCAAGCGCGTCTCTGGCGGCGTCAATGCGCGGCGCGGCCAGTTCACTTTCTTTAACGCGCTGCGTTTGAATGCGCTGCTGGCGCGCTTCCAAAGGCGCTTTGATAGCGGGCGCAACTTGCTGCACGGAGGGCCGCGCCAGCGTTGCCATGTTGCTCATCATGTTAATCGGCACGCCTTGTAAGCCTGTGCTGGCAAGCGCGTTAGAAATGGCTTCTTGTTGCGCTTGGCTTTCAGGGCTGTATTGCGGCTGAAAAAACTGTTGAACTTTACGGCCCGTTGCTTCGCCTGCGCGGATACCGGCTTGCGTGCCGTATTTACCGCTGGTCAAAGTGCCGTATATTTTGGACGCTTCAACAATAGGTGAAGTAACTAGGCCGGTGCCTAACCCTATGGCAGTCTCAACAGGCGACAACAGCTTACCAATAAATCCAGACTCAGGCCGCGCTGGCGCGGCTGTTGAAGCCGGCACCGGCCCGCCATAGCCAGGAATTTGGTCAACACCGGCACGGCCAGTTGGTACGCCGCTGCTGGGCGTAGTGGTAGCGCCGCCATATTGTTTGGCAAGCGCAGTGTAGTCCACTGCCGGAGCAGCCGTTGACCCACCGTACTGTTTGGCGAGTGCTGCGTAGTCCATTAAAGACCCGCGGCTTTCTTAAACGCTGCGGCGGCGGCGGGCGTTGGAAAAGTATGTGATCGCCCATCTGGCGTTACAACTACATTGGCGCCAACAGCGGCAGGCGCAGTGCCACCCCCCTGCGTAGTTAAATCATCCGCATAAGTATCATCGTACTTGGCTTGCTGGCGTTGGGAGTATTCTCTTGCTTGCCTCACCACATCGCGCATTTGAGCATCTAAGTTACCCGCCGCAGGGTCAATTTTTTGCACGGCATCGCTAACAAATTTCCATTCTTGCACCGCCATGTTGCCGAGTTTGCCTTCTTGCGATGCAAGCTGACGGCCCAACGCCATAATTTTGCCCTTGAAAGTCTCTAGTTTTTGCAACGCTTTTCTAGCATCACCAGACGGTAAAGCTAGCGGATTAGTCAATGCGCTAAAACCTGTAATACTACTTAACCCAGGCGCAGGCGCAATCTTTTTATCCGGGTTTCCAACCAATTCATCGGTTAACTTTTCTAACTCGCCCGTCACCGCAAAAGCGCCCGTTACTACGTCTTTGTCAGATACTTTATCTTTAGTGTATTTAACTCTTTGTGCTTGCGTCATTGGCTTTTCAGCCATATTTGCTGGCGTTTTGCCCACCGCATTTTCGCGGCTAACAAGAATTGGGCTGCCATCCGGCCCAACAACAGCAACCAACGGTGATTCTGCGCGGGGCTGTGCAGGCGCGCGGCCGGCCAATGCAATCCGTGCTTTTTGCGCTTCCACATTCGCCGGCAGCGGCATATCGGGGTAAGTGCCTAATGTTGTAGGCGGCGCGGCGTTAAACGCGGGGATGCTCACCACATCTGTTTGACCGCTTCGGTTGACGCTCTGTATGGTTGCCTTCAACTCGCTTGGGCTTGCGCCTTGGCTAGCCATAAACGAGCGCCGTTGGTCAACTGGCATAGCCAAAATTCGATCAACATTTGCGCCCAGTTGCAATTTTTCAGGTTCGGTAAATAGTGGGTTAGCCAGCAAATCCTCTTTAAACGCGGTGAGGTTTGCGTCAGAAGGGTTTTGGCTTGTGTCACGTTTTGCTTGGGCAATAAACTTGGCCTTGGCGTCTTGAACTTTAAAAGCGGCTTCGCGTTGCGTCAGCGCTGCTGTGTCTTGCTCGGTCAAAGCCTTGCCATACGCCAAACCAGCTTTGCCATACCGCGCTAAACCAGTCCGCGCTTCCGGTTTGGCAAAGTCAGCTTGCGCCAAGTAATTACGCAAGCCTTCTTCTTCGGTACGCGCGCGCTCGTACTCTTGCATCTTTAGCTGGTTTAATTGCTGCGCTTGTCTGCCGCTTTGGATTTGTTGCACCGCCGCGTAATCAGCCAGCATGTTTTGAGGCTGAATTTCTGGGCCGCGATAACCCATCGCAATGTTAGTGTTGAGTGGCATAATTAAAGTCCAATAGAAGCGTTGTAGCCGGCGTAAGGCTCTGTGCCTACGTTATAGCCCCCACCACCAATTGCTTGCGACAACAAAGCGTTGCGTTGTTGGCCTTGGCTGTAGTTTATGTACTGACCCAAGCCCTGCGATAAAGCGTTGGCCCCACCCACGTAACCAGATGCCCGCGCATTTGCGCCGGCCATTAAAGCGTTTGACGCGTTTGCGCCATAGTTGCCGAGCGATGCGTTGATGTCGCTCGTCATAGACTGACCATAGCTGCCGATGGTGTTTGCAGTGGTTTGTCCTTGGCCGGCCAATGATTGCAGCGGGGCGAGTTTGGCAGCGCGTTCAACTTGGTAGCGGTTAAAAGCGTTTGTGTACTCTTGCGAACCCATGTCTTGCCCGTAACGCGTAGCTGCTTTAAGCGCGCTGCCAGAGATAAGACCGCCGCGCGCGGCGGCTGACCTGTCAAGTGCCTTTTGGCCTTCGGCCAAGCGAAACGCATAGCCTGGGTCAGCTTTAAAATCAGTAGCGCTAAAATCTTTAGCTGCTGAACCGTAGCCTTGCACGCCAGTGTTGCCGCTAAGCCCAAGCACATCCATCAACTGACTTTGGCCGCGTATACCCGCTAATCGAAATGGCTCTTGCAACGCAACATTGGCTGCGTACTGTTCCCTAGCCAATGCAATTTGGTCATCAGAAATAGCTTTGGACATGTCAGCGGATTGCGTTGCCGCTGCCGCTTGCGTTTTTGCCGCGCTTTTAGATGCGCTTGAACCAATTACGGCGCCGCCTACTACGGCTGCTGCTACCCATCCAGACATGGCAATTCTCCTTGTAATGCGAGTCCAAAATTGACTCTCATTGATGCCCGATAGTCTACCAATAATTCGGCGCCTACTGGGATTGTACGCAAAGCAACGGCATAAATGTCGTCACCTTCTTTTTTTGGCTCTACATTGGCCTCAAGCGAATGGTTTGTATACCGGCCACCTGGTGTTCGCTTGCCGCTCAACCGACCAGCGCAAACCACTTCGCCGGCGGCAAAGGCTTTTGTGGCGAACAGACCTTTGCCGTGTATGGGTGAGTCTTTTACCTCGACAAAATACTCAGCCGGCATTTCTATCTGATCCGACTCAATCTGAACAATTTTGTCCATTTCGGCTTGGGTCATGCCCATCTGATGCAGAAAAGCGCCGTAATCCACTTGCGCTTTTTGAACCGCAGTTCGACTGTCGGCCAGCCCGCAAGCTGGTATTTCATACAGTCTTTTTTCAACAATGTCTATGTCGGTGCAGTTGTCAGAATTTGGGTAAATGTCAGTCCAGACCACTTCATCATCAAACACACGCCCCGCCCGCTGCATTCCCGCTGGCGCGTCAAACGCGCATGGCGCGGTAAGGACTTTTACGCCGTCATCTGTGTTTACCGCAATCGTGCCTTTGTCAAGCCGCACCTTGTACGGCGTTTTGTGCGCGGCCCCTGTCAATACAGTCCACGGCGGTATCGTAATGGTTCGCTCGTACACCCCGTCAAAAAACGTGTGCTTCGTAACAATATCGGCTTGCGGCAGTTTTAGCAATTCATCTTGCAGCACCCGCACTTTAGCCGGCGTTATGTCCGCAAAATCAAAGGCGTTGTCGCAAACCATTTCCATCAGGATATTTCCCTGCCGCTGACGCGCATGTTGATGGCGCTGCCCGTGCCGGCGATTGTTGAGATAAACCCACCAGGTGGGATGATCTGGCCTACCAGTTCTGGAAAAGTGTACACCTCGGCTGGCGACAGTGACTTTTCCTTGGTGATCAAATTCAAGTTGCCTGCTGTCCCAGCCAAAGTCACAAAATTTACGCTGATCGTTGCAGTGCTGGCGCTAAAGTTGGTGGCGGTGAATTTGTCAATGATCGTTGTGACGCCGTTGGCCGTGTACTGCGTTGTTTGCGTGGCTTCAACGATCTTGGCCGGCACCAAATTTTTTGCTGTTACGGTCATACGCCAATCCTTTTACATGACAACCCAACGCGAACCAGAGGCGACTGTCACTACAACACCGCTAGAAATCGTCATAGGCCCCGCCGATAAGCCAGCAGTCCCGCTGGCGATAGTATAGCTGGTAGACACTGTAGTGCTGTTAATTGTGATGCCGTTGCTGGATATGTGCGCGGGGGCGGTAAGTTCGCCCGTAGACGGCTTGTAGAGTAGCTTGGCGTTGCCGGTGTACAGCGTGGTGGCTGTGCCCGAGGTGGCCGTCAAAAAGGTCGGGTACAGGTTTGTAGCCGTTGTAGTGTCGTTGGCAATCGTCAAAGACGCGCCCACGGAAGCCCATTTGACGCCCGTGGCAGCAGCCGAGTCGGCCACCAAGGCAAACGTGTCCGCTCCAACACCCAAACGCACATTGTCTGTGCCGTTGGAGACAATTAAGTCGCCTTTGGTGGTGGTCGGCGATAGAGCGTCAAAGGCGTTAACCGCCGTTGTCTGGCCCGTACCGCCGTTGGCTATGGCTACGGTGCCCGTTACGTTTGAGGCTGTTCCAGTGGTGTTCTGGTTAAGCGTAGGGATGTCGGCGGCAACAACTGCGCGGAATGTGGGCGTGCCCGCCGATCCGTTGGGCGCAGCTAAAAACGTATTGGCTGCTTGGGACGCAAAATCAGACGGCGTGACGGCCAGCGTGCCGCCCAGCGTCAAGCTGCCGGAACTGGTGACAGTGCCTGTTAGGGTTAACCCGCTAACTGTGCCCGTGCCGGAAACAGAGGTGACTGTGCCTTGTGGGTTGGCGGCAGTGGTGATTGTAGTAACGCGGCCATAAGTGTCCACCGTAACCACGGGAATTAGCGATGACGAGCCATACGCACCAGGGGTCACAATGCCGCTAGCCAAGTCAATGACCGGCGTTGCCCCGCCCGTGCTGGTTATGTTGCCCGCAGTGCCGCTGACCGATGTGACCGTGCCGCTGCCAGTGCCCGCACCAATGGCCGTGCGAAAAGTCGCCGCGTCAAGCGTGGAGACAGTGTTGTCAGCATTGATACGGACAAAAGTGATTGCGCTGGGGTTGGGCAGCGTGAAGAAGTTGCCGCCAACAGTCGTAGCGCCAAGCGATGTGCGGCCAGTAGCGGCAACCAGGTTGGTCGCGCCGCCGTCCCATTGTTGGCGTTCGGCATACGCGGTGTCCCACTCAGTTTGCTTGGCCGTTGTAGGAATGGAGTACCCACTGGCGTAGGACACGGCCAGCGTGCCCGCTGAAGTGATTGGTGAGCCTGCAACTGACAAGCCCGTGGGCACCGTCATAGCGACTGAAGTCACCGTACCAAACGCGCTTTCGCCGCCGCCGCTTGGCGGGCCTATCTGCAAGTCATCCAGCGATGTGATGTTGTTGCCGGAACCCGTCAAATCAAACAGGTTTAGAAAAAAGCGATACCACTGACGCGACATTAACCCCGTACGCGGATCAATAAGCTCGACCCGCGAAGAGGGTATGTTCGTTATGTTATTTTCAGGCATTGGTCGGCGTTACAAAGACTTCCGCGCCCAAGATGGTTATCTTCACGGGGTCAGTGCCCGACACTTCATAAACGCGGTCGCGCAGCTTGAGCGTCATGCCCAGCCGGCGCCAGATGCAGCGCTTGAAGTATTGGCCGATCTTGCCGATTGACTGCCAGTACTCGTTTGACCAGGTGTGCCCACCATCGTCAGACCAGCGCAGCATGACTTGAGGGTCTTGGCCTTGGCCTAAGTTGATGCCTACGCCAGCCTCGCAGTCAAGCTGAAGGTTGTGCTGCGATGATCGCTTGAGGGTGTTTTGGCCGGTAGGGATAGCGCGCCACGACCGCAACCACTTTTGAATGTCGTTGTTGTCCGCGTACACATCCAAGTCAAAGACATAGATGTTGCCGTTTTCGTAATCGCCCACGATGATGTTGCCGCCAAAATTGCACTGGCAGTTTGACCGATGGCGGGTAAATTGGCCGTTGTCCCAACCCGCCCGTTCGTGCCATGCTTGGGTGGCGACATCGTAAACCCAAGTGGCATTGCCGCTAGGAAAAGTCAGCACGTAGAAGGCGTGGCCTTCTTGCTGGTAAGTGTAGGCCACCGCGTCCGAAATGTTGCCGTATTGGGCGATAGCGTATTCGATTGCATGGGTAGAGATGCGTTGGCCGGTGTAGCCGTTGGCACGGTAGACAATGCCTTGCCCACGGGCGTCAGTGCCCAGCCAAAACAAGCCGTTGTCTAGCTTGGCAATGGAAAACGCCGCTACGCAGCCGATCTCATTGAAGGCGCCTTGAATGCGGGCCAAAGGAAAATCAGCCAAGCCAGCGTCATACCAAACTTCAACCGAGTCTGTACCAAACAGCCAGACTTCGCGGTGGTCAACAATTATGCCGACCAGACCGTCAGGCGAGCCTTCGGAACTGGCAAAGTCCAGCGGGTCAACTTGGGTGCCCTCAAACAACTGCGTCACCCAAAATTTTTGGCTGTCCGGCTCGTTGAACACAAAATAGCCGTCCAAGTAACCAACCGTCACCGCGCCAGGGAAGTCAATGTCCTTGATCTCGGCAAAGGTGTTCAGCGTCTCGTTGTAGATGTAGCTGCGCGGATTGCATGCAATAAACAACTGCGTGCCGTTGTCGGCGATAGACACCGGCCCCGTGCCCGAGATTGTGCCCAGCAGCGTAGGTGTGCCGGTCAGGCTGCTAACTTTGTAAAACTCTTGGCCTGATGCAACATAGAAGTCAGACCCGTTGGTCTGGTGTGCCCACAGCCCGCGAACAGGGCCGGTGCCGACCGTCTGAAGATATTTCAGACCAGGGCAGCGCGACAAAAAACCAGCCTCTTTGCCGCCCTCTGGAATGACCTCGGGAAACAGATTGACCATGCGGTTGTCGGCAGCGTTGATGCTGCGGGCAACATACGAGGAGCCAAGAATTGGCGTTTTCATCAGTAATTTCCGGCGTAGATGTTAAACCGCTGACGAGTTGCTACGATGGCGTAAGGCATCGACATCACATCATCAGGGTTGTTGATGCGCTTGAGGTTGCGCTTGCTGGTCATAGCAATACGCTGCACTTGGCGACTTGGCTCAACGCCGTACTCTGGCGCCATTTCCATAGCCAAGTTGTAGGTGAACGCACGCAAGTAGCCTGGTGGAAACAACAGATCGGTCACCAGTGTGGCCGGCTCGTCCAGCTTTTGAACCGAAATAAAGTGCCACTCCAGATCGCGTGTAGGACGGGGGTAGATTGACATCGTGACATCGGGAAACCCCATGTTCACAAAGATCACTTGCGGGTAGGTGCTGGTTACAGTCTTGACCGCAATGCCGTTGTACTGCTGCTGGTTGATGAACTTGATGCCAAACGACACGTTGGTGCCTGGATCGCGGTAGTAGGTGGCCTCGTCCAACAGCACGGGGCGCAGGCCAATAAAGTTACCGGAAGGGCCAAGCGTGCGGATGTATTCGCCTGCGGGCCATGTAAAAACTTGATCTTGTGTGCAAAAGACAGACAGCCGCTCGGTGTCCCAAGAGTCGATCATCTGGTTCATCGCCATCAAGCCGTCTTGCGACATAGCTGCCGATGGAGTTTCGTTTTCGGCCAATACGCCAAGCAGGCGAAGTGCGCGATTGATTTGATCGCCAGCGGTGTAAACGGCCATCTCAGACTCCTTCGGCTACAGCCTTACGTGTGTATTTGCGCTTGACTTCCAGCGCATTAACCGCTATTTCAGCTTCAACTGCCGGCGCGGGTGTGTCAGGATTGTAGCGTGTCCAGCCGTGTGTTTCATCAAACACGGCTTCAAGTTCCATCGTGGCAACTTTGGCCCCGTGGACGGGGTGCTGAAGATAAATGTTCATAAGAAAACGGGGGCCGAAGCCCCCGCTTTTTAGTTAGATGCAATCAGACCGACAGTTTCAAGACGTGATTCAACTTGAGCAAGGCGGGCTTGCAAGTTGGCGATCACAGACAAAACAGTGTTACCTTCATCTTTGGTCGCAAAAACAAAGGGGGTAGTCTGAGTTAAGTCTTGAATTGCGTAATCAGCAGTGCTTGGCGCAGTGCTGGTAATTGAGGTCAACTGAGTAGTCAAGGCAGCGCCTTGAGCCACAGGGGTTGTACCGTAAAAACCAGCGGTGCCGCCAGCTTTGCCCATGATTGCGCCGTCCAATTGTGCGTCTTCAAACGCAACGCCTACAGCTTTAGTATTTGGCATAGTGTTTCCTTAAAAACGGGGCCGAAGCCCCATTCGGTTTAGGCAATGCGGTATGCAGTCCAAGTACCATCGCCGGTTTTACGGGCGCGGAACTGAGCAGAAGTAGCTTCTGACACGACAGCGTTACCAACAATTGTCCAGCCAGTGCCGACAGCCAGAGTCACGTCATCGGTGGTTGCATCAGCGTTGATGATGATGAAGTCAAAAGAAGCGTTGACTTTTGATGCAGCCGAGATGTCGGCTTCTACCAATGCCACGGTGGGCAAAGTCAGACTACCGGCAGTGCCGTTGAACACAAACAAGCCATTAGCCAGTTCAGCAGCCGTCATTGTTGCGGCAGCAGCCACAGCAGTAGGAGCGCCTTGAACCGACAGAACAGCTTCACCGATATTGCCGTCACCAAGCTGGTAGCCACCAGCGCCATTAGGGAGTGCCATGATAATTTCCTTCAAAAAGATTTAGAAAACGCCCCCGAAGGGGCATTAGGTTTAGCCCCAGATGCGGCAGGCCATTTGTGGACGGATGGTGCTGAAGCCGTACAGAACGTCAATACGGCAAGGCATACGGTCGTTGTTGATGTCGTACTGACGAACAACGCGCAGGCTGATACCGTTGTGAACGGCACGAGCAGCCATGTCAACGCCTTGTGGCAGCAACAGGTCAGCAGTGGCGAACGTGATGGCATCCTTGTGGTAGACCAAGTTCTGAGCGTACTGAGTAGAAGCTGCGCCCACGAAGGTCACAGTTGCGCCAGTTGCAGGCAGCACATCCACAGTAGCCAGAGCGTGGTTGGCCGAGTACATCGGAGCAACAGTCACAGTCCAAGTGCCGGACGAAGCAGTGGCGTCAGCCAGAGCAACGAACTGGAACAGCGAACCAGTGGACTCGCGGGTCTGTGGGTTGACAGCATTGCAAGCACTGACTGTGAACACGTCACCAGCTTTGATGGTGGTAGACACAGAGCCTTGTTCCAACAGAATGGAAGAAGCACCTTCGGCGGTAACGCCTGGGGTCTTCACCAGTGTGGATGCGCTTGCGCTACGTGAACCAGTGGTGTGCTGTTTGATCGACTGAGACATGTTGACTTCATCAAAGCCCAACACGCCAGTGCCCATCATGCCGTTCTTGAACTGCTTGGAGATAGTGTCGGTCGGATTGAACAGACCTTTCATACCTTCAACCAGACCGGCGTTGGCCGCAGGGTTTACGGTGGCGTAACGTGGCGACATCACAGCAGCGTTCTCGTTCAGCTTTTGTTGGGCTTGGAGCAGCACCAGCGAAGTCGAAGGAGTGGTGCCAGGCGTGCCAACGGTGTTACCGATGGTTTTGTACGCATTGGCAACGTCAGCATCAATGCTGGAGGCCAACTGGCTG